TTTCCTGATACACGACTACCCTTACTTCTATCTGAAGGTCTAAATCTGCATCCCTTCATAATCATCTGTTCAGCCAAAGAAGGACCAGTATCGCCACGTTTGTGCCAAAGAGAACTATCCAAAACCCCATACTTAATATTTCCATCATCTGCTTCAGCATCCAATATCATATCTGCCAAATCTGTGGCAAGGACTTTAGAAGTATACAACTCTCTATATACAATAATCTGCTCATCTGGAGAAACAGCAAACCACAGCACCCCACTATAAGAGCCATAACCGTAATCGCAAGCACGAAATTTAACCCAATTTCTTGGAATTGAAAAAGGTTCAACAACGTGAATATTCCTATCAAACTCAGTAAAAGCAGCACCTTCTTTAATATCCCAATCACCTTCAAGCAACTGCTTACGTTGGTGTTCAGGTAGGGATAGAAGCATTGCTTCATAGTCACCCTGCTCTGCAAGGTATGGGTTGTCTGATAATCGAGCTGGGATAAATCTTCTTTTAAATAATGCTTGTCCTGCTTTGCTGTGTCCTTTTGGATAGGAAAGAACATTCCCTGACTCAATATCTGTGGCATCAAATTGTCTTCCGTATGGTGCAGGGTCAATAAACATTTTTTTGACCCACTGATGACCCGGACCTCCCGGGTTAGTTGTTGCTCTCATATACACAGGTAAATCATGTGCAGTAGAACGCAAACGTGAACGCATATAGTTCCAAGCATACGGAGTAGACCAT